ACCCTAGAAACTCACCATAAATTCTTGGAAAGAACAATTCACAAAAGTTCTAGCTAATAAATAGTACATTAGCTAATAAACAAAGAGAGCAAAATGGCTGTTGCATCTAGAGAACAATTAAAACAATACGCATTGCGTGCACTCGGTGCACCAGTGCTAGAGATCAACGTTGAAAATACACAACTAGAAGATCGTCTAGACGAGGCGTTAGAATACTGGAATCTATACCACTACGAAGGCGTGGAACAAATGTACTTGAAGCATATGATTAATGCTTCGGTTCTTACTGTCACTTCTCCGACTGGTATCCCACCACAGAGTTTGAGACTAATCAACACTCAAGGTGGTACTTGCGAAGTTATTCGCCAGTGGAATAAACCTTCTACTGAAACAGCTTGGACTGTTAGAAACGTACAAGGCGACTGGACTGTTGTTGGTAGCGAGGTCAAGGATACTGCCAACCAATCTGGTCCAGTACTCGGTCTAGTTGCTTCAATGGTTCTAGGTGAAGTTGATAACAAGTTCATCACAACGCCAGACTATGTCTATGGTGTTACTAAGATTTTGAACATCGGTCAAGCGTCTTCTTCTAAGAACATCTTTGACTTACAATACCAACTACGTCTAAACGACTTGTATGACTTAACGTCTACATCTATCGTTTACTACAAGACTGTTATGAGTCACCTAGCCATGTTGGACTTGGAACTAAACGGGCATCCGTTGTATCGTTTCAACCGCATGCAAAACCGCTTGTACTTGGATGTGAACTGGCAGACTGACGTCATCGTCGGCGACTACATTCTAATCCAAGGTTACAGAGCAATCAGCCCAGTTGAGTTTACAAAATCGTTTAACGAGCCATGGTTGAAGCACTACGTTACTGCGTTGTTCAAACGCCAATGGGCTATCAACATTAAGAAGTTCTCTGGTCTACAATTACCAGGTGGTGTTACTTTGGATGGCGACAAACTATACGTTGAAGCCACTAAAGAGATCGCCGATCTAGAAGACGAATTAAGAACCAAGTCTGCTCCACTAGATTTCTTCTTGGGGTAAACAATGGCAACTAATCCATACTTCACTCAAGGTACTTCTAGTGAACAGGATCTTATCGAAGAAATCATTATTGAGTCTTTGAAGATCTACGGTAAAGACTTTCTATACATCCCACGTTCCCGTGTATCTACTGATCGCATCTTCGGTGAAGATCGTTTAAGTAAATTCGAGTACGCATATCCAATCGAGATGTATTTCGATAACATCGAAAGTCTTGCTGGTCAAGGCGCAATGATTCAAAAGTTTGGTCTACTAATGGACCAATCTGCAACCCTTACAGTTGCCCGTAAACGTTGGACTGACCTAGTCGGTGTACACGGCACAACATACCTACCAACCAGACCAAACGAAGGTGATTTAATTTATTACCCTTTGACTAAAGGTTTGTTTGAAATCAAATTCGTTAAGCATCAAGAACCATTCTACCAACTAGGTCGTTTGTATACTTACAAACTCGACGTTGAACTATTCCAATACAGTAGCGAGAAAATGGATACTGGTATCCCTGAGATTGATACATTCGAGACTCTTAAGTCGTTTGATGTTACAGTCAACCCGCAGGTTGAAGATGCTACTGGTTTCGCGGATAACCAAACGTTCAAAGATAAGGCTGTCTCCGAAAATGCGGTCTTCAATGAAACCAACCCGTTCGGAGAAGTTTAATGTTAAACAATAGCGTATTTTACCACGGCATTGTTAGAAAGTGTATTATCGGCTTTGGTCGATTATTTTCTAATATCTACATTGACCGTAAAATTGATGACCCTGTTAATGGAGTTCAGGCTCAACGTTTACACGTTCCGCTGTCATATGCTCCTAAAGAAAAGTGGTTGGTTCGTTTGGATGAAGATCCAACATTAGAGAACCACACTCTTACTTCTCTACCAAGACTTTCGTTTGAAATTATTGCTTACACTTACGACTCATTGCGTAAGGTAAACCGTATGCAGTATATGAAGAATGACGGTGCATCATCTAGCGATAGCACTACTGCTTTAGTTAGAACACCAGTACCATACAACATTGATATGTCTTTGTACATTATCACTAAGACTCAAGAAGACGCTCTACAAATTATCGAGCAGATTCTTCCATGGTTTACACCAGAATACTCTATGACCATCAACGCTGTTGATGAGATGGGTATCAAGTTAGACGTGCCTGTGGTTCTAAACTCTGTTATTGTATCAGACGAATTTGAAGGTACGTTCCAACAAAGACGTTTCGTAATTCACACTATTAACTTCCAAATGAAAGTTAGTATGTTTGGTCCAGTGACTCAACAAGGTGTTATCCTGCAAGCCGATGCTGGCTTGGGTATGAATACAGACCCGCAAACTCAAATTGACGCCACATACAGAGCGACTGGTGAGTTTGGTCCAAACGGTGAACACAATATAACATCTGACGGGTGGATTAACGAACTCTAAATTATGGCTGAAATTTATAATAGTAATGCGAACTTAAAAGCTGCTGGTATTAGTTTTCAATTTACTCCTGACCAAGTTCAGGAGTATATCAAATGCTCGCAAGACCCAATCTACTTCATTGAGAATTATTGTTACATTGTTACGCTTGACTTCGGTTTAAAGCTATTCAAGTTGTATGATTGTCAAAAGAAGAAGATTGACATCATTCATAATAACCGACGTGTTATTCTTATGGAAGGTCGTCAGCAAGGTAAGACGACTTCTTCTGCAGCGTACATTCTCTGGTACACCCTATTCCAAGCTAACAAACAAGTGGCTATCTTGGCTAACAAAGCTGCAGCCGCACGTGAAGTTTTGGATCGTTATCAGACAATGTATGAGCACTTGCCCAAGTGGATGCAACAAGGTGTTACTGGTTGGAACAAGGGTGACATCGAACTAGAAAACGGCTCAAAGGTATTCACCGCTGCAACTGGTAAGTCTGGTATTCGTGGTAAGTCTGTTAACATGTTGTACGTTGACGAAGCTGCGATTATTCCAAACAACGTTGCCGAGGAATTCTTTACTGCGGTTTACCCAACTATTTCTGCGGGTCAAACAACTAAGATTCTACTGAGCTCAACACCACTAGGTTACAACCACTTCTGGCGTTTCTGGAATGACGCTGAGAATGATCGTAACGGTTTCGTTCCATTGTTTATCCCTTACTGGGAAATCCCAGGTCGCGATGAAGCATGGGCTGAAGAACAACGCAGAATGTTGGGTGAACTTAAATTCAACCAAGAGGTTCTTTGTAACTTCTTGGGTTCTAGCTTAACCCTAATCCGTGCTGACGCTATCGCTAAGATGACGGTTGACCAACCAATCTACAGTAATGATGGTTTAGACGTATTCCAGAAGCCTCAGAAGAACCACACTTACTGTGGTGTTATTGACGTGGCTCAGGGTGTTGAGGGCGACTCTTCAACTATTCAGATGATTGATATTACAGAGGTGCCATATCGTATCGTGGCTAAGTATAAGCGAAATGATATCACGCCTCTACTATTCCCATCTGTAATCTTTAAAGTCGCAACAGAATACAACAACGCCTTTATCTTGATTGAAACAAACGTTTCCGACCAAGTGGCTCAGATTATGCACCAAGAACTGGAATATGAGAATATCCTGATGGTATCTAGAGCGAATGGCGTACAGGCTATTGGCGGTGGTTTCGGTGGCCAGAAATCCCAGTTAGGTGTTAATACTGACAAACGTGTTAAACGTATCGGTTGCCATAACTTTAAAGCTATCGTGGAAGAAAACAAGCTACTAATTACAGACCCAGATACTATTTCTGAGATCTCTACATTTATTGAGAAGCGTGGCTCTTATGAAGCCGATGAAGGTTATCATGATGACTTGGTAATGCCTTTAGTATTGTTCGGTTGGTTAACAACTCAGCCATATTTTAAAGAACTAAATAACATTAATATGCGCAAGATTATGTATGAAAAGCAGATGAAAGCTATCGAAGAAGACTTAACACCATTTGGATTCTATGATGACGGTAACCCAGAAGCTGATCCTTTGAATTTCTAAGTGAAAACTTGTAAAAACTAAATAAATTCGTAGACATTTTTGTCTAGGCAATCATTATAAACAAGGAGAACAACAATGCCGTTTCAATTATCTCCAGGCGTTGCAGTCGTAGAAAAAGACTTTACTTCTATCGTTCCTGCCGTAGCGACATCAATTGGTGCTTTCGCTGGTCAGTTCGACTGGGGTCCTGTTTTGGAACCAATCACAATTACCTCAGAAGATGAGTTAGTTCGTCGTTTCGGTACTCCAAACTCAAACAACTTCCAATCTTTCTTCACTGCTGCTAACTTCCTATCTTACTCTAATAACTTATTGCTAGTTCGTCAACAGACTACTAACATGAAGAACGCTGTTGTTACTCCAACTGGCGCACTAACTTCTGTTACTATGGTTAATGGCGGTACTGGTTACGATTCTCTTGGCACACCACCAGCAGTTTCTATCTCAACAACTGGTTTGATTGATGCAGTTACTGTAACTGCAGGTGGTACAGGTTACATCAGTAGCTTACTAACATCTCCAATCGTTACAGTTGATGATCCAACTGGTATTGGTGCGGTTCTAGAAGCAAACCTATCAAATGGCGCTATTATTTCTATTGATGTTATTGCACCAGGTTACGGTTACACTGAACCAACAGTAACTATCACTGGCGGTAATGGTTCTGGCGCGACAGCCACTGCCACTATCAAGAACGTACAAGAACCAAATGGTGTTCAACCAACAGCAATTTCTATTCTGTCTGGTGGCGCTATTACTGGTATCAACTTGTCTGCAGGTGGTGGTAGCTACACTACTGTTCCTACTGTATCAATTATCGCTGCAACTGGCGACGTTGGTACTGGTGCTACTGCAACTGCCGTGTTATCTGGTTCTCCAATCACATCAGTGAACGTTTCAAACGAAGGTACTAACTACTCATCTCCAAACATCAGTTTCACTGGTGGTGGTGGTACTGGCGCTCAAGCGTCTGCAGTTCTTGCTGGTCCAGTTGATTCTATCACTTTGATCAACCCAGGATCAGGATATACAACTGCCCCAACAATATCACTTACTGGTGGTGGTGGTACTGGTGCTACTGCTGTTGCTACAACAGACGGTAATGAAATCACTTCTATCTCTATCGTTTCTGGCGGTGCTGGTTATACTAGCGAACCAACAGTAACTATTTCTGGCGGTGGTGGTACTGGTGGCGTTGCAGATTCTATTGTTAATTACAACAGAATTAAATCTATTACTGTAACTAACGGTGGTACAGGATATACAACTACACCAACAGTAACTATTTCAGATACAACTGGTACTGGCGCTGTTGCAACAGCTGCTATTGGAACTAGCTCTATTTCTGCTGTAAATATCTCTAACGGTGGTACTGGTTATAAGAAATTCCCAACAGTTACTATTACTGGTGGCGGTGGTTCTGGTGCAACAGTTGGTTCTGTTACTGTCGGTGCTTCTTCAATTACTGGTATTAGCGTTGTTAATGGTGGTACTGGTCTTTCTGGCGCCCCTTCAATCACTATCGAAGACGCTCCATCTGAGAACGGTGTTACTGCGATCGCTACTGCAAACATTGCCACTGCTGGTGTTGCTATCCTTAACGGTCAATTCTACTCTGCTAACTTCATCAACGGTGGTGGTGTTACTGGTGAGTGGGCTG